CAAAGGAAGAACTCCAATCGTGATCCATCGTTTTGGAAACAACATCTCACGACCCTCAAAGTTTTTCATATCTTCTGTTGGGTCTTGCATCCAACCAATGACTTCAACCATGTCATCAAATGCACGATAAGCCAAATCATATTTCTCGGCTCTTGGTAGTTTATGTTCAACTGCTAACCGTTTTGCAATTTCACGGGTGTTCATTCTTTTCTTTCCTTAAAGTCATAGAAAAAATCATTGTTATTTCTTGCAGAGTGTTTGTTGTATTTCTCTACTGAATATAACTTTGTCGCTAGTTTGAAATCTGGCATTTTGAATTCAGCAACAGTCAAAGATGCATCATAGAAAAGGGTCTTGTTATTTGGTTGTGCCGCATACTGACCATTATCTAATTTGATAAAGTTGTAACTTTTGTGTTCTTCAACTGTTTCAGAAAATCCTGTATTCAAATAACCAGGGTCGTTTTGGCAAAAATCTAAGGTGAACATATACTCACCGTAGTGCCACTTTCTGTCTTTGTCAAGAAACTTGCACTTCAACATACGCAAGTTGTCTTTTTCAATGACAGTAATATTATAACTTAAAGCGTCCCATATTTGCAAGTAATCTAAAGGCAAAGTTGCATCTTTTAGATTGTCTTGCCGAGACACAAATGCGTGTAATGGTAGTTTATCATACAATGCACCATAGTTAGGCAGAAGTGCTTCGATACGAAACGCTTGCCCTTTGATACATTTAATTGTCATCCATATGCATGGCTCTAATTCACCAAAACCTTTTTCAAAGTCGTATAGAAATTCCTTCTTTACGAAACATTGAACTGGTGGTAAATTGTGAACTAAGAATGCCATTACTTTACAAGCTTACTGAAGTCTGGTGGTTTCCATCCATCTGGTTTCAAAACTTTGCCATCCTCTCGTTTCAAAACTTCTTTAGTTTGATTATCAATCTTTTGCAAATTACTTAATGCACCTTCATCCCAAATTCTACTACAATTCCATCCTCTCGACAACATGTAACCAACAATTACCCACATCATATCAAAACAAGCATCGGCAGTTTCTACATCATCATTGGCCAATCTCGCCTGACAGAATTCTTGATATTCTTCTGTAATCAATCTATGATACAATAATGCTTGTTCTGGATTGTTTTTAGAAATAGTTTGACCTGCAGCTGTCATAAAGACCTGCACATCTGTAAACACTTTAGTCATAATTAAACCCTCTTGGTAAGTTCTGCTTCGTGGGTGCGTTTTCTCAATTCAGATGAACTGAAACGATGTGTGCGAGAGTTGTACCAAATTTTAATTCCTCGACTCTCACAAATTTCTTTACCAGTAAAATCTTTGCCTTCATATTCTTCACCAATGAATCGTATTGTAACTGGTAAAAACATCAACATGTCTTCCAAATCTTTTTCAGTTTGATACACAATGATTTGGTCGACAAACTTTACTGCTGATAGTTGAACGAATCTTTCAACTACCGATTGAACTGGTTTATTTTTTGTTTCTGGTCGGTCGATTGTTGGGTCTGTTTGAAGACCGACAATGAGATAGTCGCACACTTGTTTTGCTTCAGCAAGCATTAAAATATGACCTGCATGTAACAAGTCAAAAGTTGAGCAGGTAAATCCGACTGGTTTACCAATCATTTCATCAGGAGTAACTAACATAATATCCTCATTATAAAAAGAACTGGTGCGTACCAATGGCAGAGGCACCAGCCGTATTAAATATATTAAGCAATCAGTCCAGGTTTGTAGACTGTCTTGCCATTTTCTTTCATTGCAGTCATTACTTGTTTCTTCAGATTCTTTGGATCATATGAAACATGAACCCAACCTGAATCAGGAATACCAGGTGTATAGAATTCTAAAATTAATTGTGTGAAATCGAAATACTGAGAAATGTATTCAGCGAGTTCAGCATTTGCCACACCAGGAATTTCAATGTCGGCTGCCTGTCCTCTACAATGGTCCGATGTTTTCGAACCACCAACTTTTGCGTTAACTTCTGGATGACGGAAGCCAGAGTTTACTTTAATTCCTTTGCCGTATGCATCACGAAGCGGTTGTAGTATTTGCTCACATAGCACTCTAAGATTTTCAATTTCCTGTTCACCAGGGGTATTGTCCATGTCATGGCGAAGTGCTGTCTCACTCTTAATCATTTCAGCTAGTGAAAAGTTTTTTGTCAATTGCATTTGTTTTTTTCCTTTGTTAAGTTAAACACGATTCACCTCAACATTACATTGACGAAGAAAGTTTATACCGTCTTCACTCCTATATGTATCCCTATAGAAAACTCGACCAATGCCAGATTGAAAAATTAACTTGGCACAGTCTAGGCAAGGTGCATGAGTAACAAACAAATCTGCATTCTCTGTTGAATTTGTAGACCTTGCGACTTTAGCAACTGCATTCGTTTCAGCATGTAAAACCTCTGGCTTTGATTTAATCACAAAGTCACCATCTTCATAATAATCTGCATATTCACAATCATTGTCCCAACCAGAAGGCATGCCATTGTATCCTATGCCAATAATTGTATTCTCTTTGACAATTACACAACCAACTTGCAGTCTCCTTGCCGATGAGAGTTTTGCATAGACTTCTGCGGCTTGCATGTGGGCATCAATAAATTTCTGTTTCATTCTAATATCACCAAAGGTACTTGTATCTTTTTCAATGAGTTTGCATAAAGAAAGAATGGCATAAATCTTTCCCCTAAGAAACCAGGATATCTCCACGGAAATGGCTCAGAGGTTGTTTGTTGTGTAGGATAGTTGTCATCAGAATTCTGCCAAATGTTTTCTAAGATTGCAAACAGTTCTGTGGCATATCTCACAAAGATATCTCGGCGCATAATGTAACAAGTTTCATAGTTGATAATATTGTTATGCGTAAACCATGTCAGATGTTGACGATAGTTGGGAAACAAATCATGTATTGCTTCTTTGAACAACTGCCAATACAAACTAGGTTGTGATTGAAGATATTGTGCCTCTACTGAAAATGGTAATGCAATTGAATGATTTGTCAAAACATCAGCCGTCTGTAAATATTCTAATGCAATCTCTTGTTGTTCTTTTGTGCCAAACTTGTCGGCATTTGCTTGTGTTGCAGGCATTGAAATTTTTGCAACATTCTTTTCTGTGTTTCTATCCAATAACAAATATCTACGATAGGTTGTGCAACCAATATAGTCAGTCACAGGAGTTTCTTTGAGTAACCAATACTCTGTTGCCTGTTGACCCAATGCACGAAGGAAATCATCTTCGGAAGTTTTGAAATAGTGGCGTCTAAAATCTTGTATAGGTCTTCCAATGTTCTTGTAAGTGCCCATTTCATCTGGTGGCATCCATTTATATGCTTCCATTCCACCAGCATAAGTCGCAAACATCCACTCAGACTTAAAGTTGAAAGGAAAAGACTTATGAAAATGACTATACATCTGAATAGGCATTAGTCTTCCTTTTCAACTTCTCTTTTCTTTTTGTCTGTCTTTGGAACAATTTCAGAGGCAATCTGAGCATTAATCATCAGATTTTTATAGTAGCCTCTAAGTGGTGGGAATAACAGGGCAAGTCGCCGTTTTGTTTGCTTTGCCATGCGAAAGTTTTTATCACGCTTTGTCATAATATCTCCAAGTAAAGCGGGACCGAAGTCCCGCTGAGTTTATGCTGCTTTTGCTTCTTGTAGAAGTTGCGGCTTAAACTCTTTAAGTTCATTACCAATTTCAATCTTACGAGGTTTTTTGTGTTCAGGAATTACATTCTCTAAACCAACACGCAAGATACCATCTTTATACTCTGCACCTTTTACTTCAACGGTGTCAGCAATCGTCAACTGTTTTGTAAATGAACGAGTGCCGATACCACGATGCAGATATGTCACTTCAACATCTTTGTCTTTCTTCTCACCTTTGATTGTGAGTGTACCATCTTCTGCTGTGATTTCAATTTCATTCTTACTGAAACCAGCAACAGCTAGTTCGACAATGTAATGTGTCTCATCTAGTTTGATGATATTGTGAGGAGGAAAAGACTGGGTTGTTTTTGTCACATCCATGCTCAAAAGTTTTTCAACATCATCAAAGAAACGCTCAAAACCCAATGTTGTATGGGCAAGTGGCCCAAAAGAAATACGACCTACTGTCATGTTTTATCTCCTTAAAAAAGCAAGTTATCAAAATGCGACCCATTAGGCGCCGCACAATTTTATTTATAACACAAATTATTCGTAAGAATTTGGTCGCTTTCCAATGTTATATTTGGCAACTAACTCCCAATCATCTTTCTCTTTGAATGATATAATTTTTATCTGATGAAGTGGGGCAATATTGTCTTCTAAAAGTCTAGGATTCAATATCTTTACCAGTTCCCATTCCTCTAACAAATTAGCAATTGCGTTTCTTCTTTGTATGTCGTTCTCTGTAATGTTCGATGGTTTACCATCCAAGGCAAACAGCTCTTTGAAATGAACAATATAATATCTGCCTTGCTTATGTAAGATATGGCACGATTGATACAGCACTCTTTCTTTACGGGAAGAAACACCAATACGGGTAAGAGTCTCTCTCACCTTCAAAAAATCATCTTGTTCATTGAGACTTACCTCAATGAATTTAGTCAAGTCTACCATTTCATTTCCCTAATCCACCAATTCTGGTTTGTTCTTTTAATTCTTGGATTTGTTCTTTGCTTAGTAGAGAAAGTGCCTCTCGGGCCTTAGTATCTGAGAAACCGTAGATAGTCTTTATACATTCTATATTATCACTCTTTTCAGATTTTACCCACTTCAAAAGGTCGTTTCTGTGACCTGACGGTATTTATAAGAAAATCATGCTGGAGTTTTTTATCGGCATGATGGCGTCTGTTCATCTCATTTGCGAACATAATGCAATCTTTATGATAGGAAAGACTACGATTTGTCAGAAAAGGTGAGTATTCTTTCTCTGTCAATTCATCGACAATTAGTTGCTTCTTTCCCTGCAAAATCTCTTTGACATAATCGAAAGGACTCATATAATCATCCTTATGAGACCAACCGAGTCAATCGTAACAAGAAGAAGATAGTTAGCAAGCATACCAAAAGAACTACGAGTCCAAGCAGCCCAAGCATACATGCCACAACCAATAATCCAAATAGGATAAAGAATAAGAAGGGGTGGGGTAGGAACTGTGAGAGCCATAGTGATACTGCAACCAATAGAAATAGCCCAAGCAAATACTTCCACGACAAAGCGGAATTGATTGCTTCTAAAATCTTCATGTATCCATGTCCAAGTGTTCTGAAATATTTCATTCATACAAACTCACAAGATACCATCAATTCAGTCAAACATGCAACAGTATTAATCTCTTGGTCAGCAACAAAGGCCGCCTTGTATTGATAGTCAGCAAGAATAATAACTGCCTGAGGAATGGATTGGGGTTTCAAAGTATCATAAAGTGCATCATACAGTTTACGATAGAGAGTTGACGAATCAATTTCATGTGTCGCAACCCATTTACGAATTGAACCAAAGTCTTTATCTTTGATGTTCTTTACGATTTCTTCAATCGATACTTCACCAATTTGAGACAGAATGCCTGTATCAATTTTACCTAATTGTGAGTATCTTTGAAGTTCATTGATTGCCCTACGAAAGTCAGGAAAATGTTTTTTGATGAGTTCTGCAATTACAGCGTCCTCATACTCAACTTTTTCACTTTGCAGAATTGATTGAATTCTCTTAAAGAAGGCGGCCGCCATCTTGGCCTTCTCGCCATTCTTCAAAGAAAAATCTACGACTGCACACCGAGAATGCAATGGTTCGATGATGCGATTCTTATAGTTACAAGTAAAAACGAATGAACAATTACTTGCAAATTCTTCAACCGCATTACGGAGAATTGCTTGTGCGTTTGTTGTTAGATAATCAGCCTCATCTAGAATAATAACTTTACGACCACCAGAGAATGAAACAGATGAGGCATAGTTTTTGATTTTGACACGAATTGTTTCAACGCCATTCTCATCAGAACCATTAATGACCATAAAGTCACAACCAATTTCATTGCAGAGTGCTTTGGCAATTGTAGTCTTGCCAACACCTGCACCGCCAGTTAGAAGCAGATTAGGAATCTGTTTCTGATTGACATACTCCTGAAATGGTTGTTTCAAACGATTTGGTAGAATACAATCTTCTACTGTCTTTGGGCGATACTTCTCTGTCCATAACAAAT